AAGGCGACAGTTAGCCGAATTTGAAAAAAGATATGAGCAAGAAAAAATCTAAACCCGCCGACCCCCGCGAAGCGCAATTAGAAACCGCCTTGACTGCCTGCCGACGCCTAAACCGTGCCGTTCTATTTTCATTCATCCGGGAAATTATCCGGGCCTTGAAATGTGAAGATCGGGAAGCGGAAACGGTTTTTGAGGGGTGGGTACGGTCCGGAAAGGTCTTGCAGGATGGTTGCATTGGTGAGGTGAAAATTTATTTGTGCAAAGGTGTTGCGATTATTTAAAACATTGTTTTATCTTTGTGCATCAATTAAAAATGAATTGAAAAATGGAAGATTACCAAAAATTTATCGAAGCCAAACGCCACAGGGCAAGCGATCACGGTATTAAACCCGTGTTTTCTGTTCCTGGGATGTTTGACTTTCAACAGTATGTCGCCGAGTACGCGATACAAAAAGGCAGGTGCGCAACCTACCTCGATACCGGACTTGGCAAAACCCTCATTGAATTGGTCATTGCTGCGAATTACGTCCGGCACACCAATAAGCCGGTACTTATTCCGACGCCGCTATCCGTTGCTTTTCAGTTCATCAAAGAGGCCGAAAAATTCGGAATTGATGACGTTGAATATTCAAGAGACGGAAATTTTACCGGCAAAATCATCATTTGCAATTACGAACGTTTGCACTACTTCAACCCTGCCGATTTCGATTGCATTATTTGTGACGAAAGCAGTTGCCTTAAAGACTTCAAAGCCGCAACTACCGCAAACGTTTTTGGGCTTATGCGCAAAATGCAATACCGTTTTCTTGCTACCGCTACCCCTTCGCCAAACGATTACGTAGAGTTGGGAACAAGTAGCGAGGCATTGGGGTATTTGGGCCACATGGATATGCTAACCAAGTTCTTTACCAACAACGCCGATACGATTAGCCCCAACGGGATCGGGGTTAAATGGCGTTTGAAAGGACACGCGACAGAGGCGTTTTTTCAGTGGGTAAGCGGGTGGAGCATTTCAGCGCGAAAACCGTCCGACCTGGGATTTTCAGACGAACGCCACATTTTACCGGCACTGATTGAAAATGACCACATCGTTACAAATGATGCGCCGCTTGTTATAAATGGTCAATTTTCGATGTTCAACCAAGTGGCGCGAACCATGCCGGAAATCCACGCTGAACGCAAGGCAACAATCGAAAAGCGGGCAGAAAAGGCTGTTGAACTTGGCTCGGCGCATGAATGCACTGTGTACTGGTGTAACCTCAATGAAGAAGCTGAAATGGTGGCAACGCTTGACAGAAGTGCGGTTGAAATCCGGGGCGGAATGAGCATCGAAAAGAAAGAAGAAATCCTGAAAGCATTTGCGGACGGCCAAATCAAAAAACTGATTACCAAACCCAAAATTACCGCGTGGGGGCTGAACTGGCAGCATTGCAACCACGCCGTAACTTTTCCCGGCTTTTCATTTGAGCAATACTACCAACTTGTCCGCCGCTTTTATCGTTTCGGACAAACACGCGAGGTAACAATTGACCGGGTAATTTCAGACGGGCAAGTAAGGATACTGCAAGCGATAGAAGCAAAAGCGGAAAAGGCATCGAATCTTTTTTCCATGCTCAACGCAAACCTGAACAAGTCATACGACGTGCAAAAACGCGCCTTCGACCAAACAATTAATCTTCCTTCATTCTTACAAAAGTGAATTGAAAAATGGAATCCAAAATCAAACAACAAGTCGTAACCGACAATTACGCCATTTACAACGCCGACTGCATGGATGTTGTCAGCACATTGCCGGATAACTCTGTTGACCTGCAAATCTTCTCGCCGCCGTTCCTTGGACTGTTCAATTATTCCAGCGATGAACGCGATTTTTCCAACTGCGAAAACTGGGAAGATGCTTTGTCTATGTACGACTTCATTGCCCGCGAACTCGCTCGCACATTGAAGCCTGGTTGCATTTGCGCCGTGCATTGTACAGACTTGATGAACAAAGACGGCAGCCAATTTGACTACCCGCACGAAATTGAAGAAATCCACAAAAAGTACGGATTGAAACGGATGAACAAAATCACCATTTGGAAAGAGCCTTTGAAGGTGCGACTTCGCACAATGGTTCAAAGCCTGATGCACAAATTCATCGTTGAAAATTCGCAGGATTGCTACACCGCCATGCCGGATTACATTCTCATCTTCAAAAAAGAAGGCAAGCGTGAAAAGGATGTTACACACCCGTTCGGACTTACCCACTACGCCGGGTTGCGCCCATTCCTTCCTGAACACCTTTCAAAGTACGGTTTGCCGCTGTCTGAATTTCCAACGTCCGGCAGTTTTGACGAAGCCTATGACGTTTATGTGAATGAGTCTTTCAAGGCATTACAGCGCAAGTATTCCGGATTTGACGGCGATCAACGCGAAAACAAGTTGTCGCATATCATTTGGCAGCGTTACGCCTCATCGGTTTGGGATGACATTCGGATCGACGAGGTTTTGCCGTTCCGCGATGCGCGGGAAGATGATGATGAGCGCCATGTTCACCCCTTGCAACTTGACGTAATTGATCGTATTGTCGAACTTTACAGCAATCCCGGCGAAGTCGTTTTAACCCCGTTTATGGGCGTAGGTAGCGAGGTGTTTTCGCCCGTTTCTATGGGGCGCTTTGGCATCGGAATCGAGTTGAAGGATTCGTATTTCAAACAGGCGGTGGCAAACTGCAAGGAAGCAGAAAAGCGTTTTCTGCAAACCAAGCCCCGCGAATTGTTCGACCAACTGTCAGAGGTTGAAATGATGTAGCCATTTTTCTTCATTTTCATACTGACCGCCGGGCGCTTTGTCCGGCGGTTTTTTTACAATTTACTTTGCAATCTGAAAACATTGTTTTATATTTACCGCATGAAATACGATGCTGACAAACTCGCTGCCGACGTTAACACCAAGCGGCAAATAAAAAACCGGCTGACAACCAGGGAAGCGGCTGCGGAAATTGGCGTAGGGCATTGCACGGTACACCGGGCGGAAGTTCGCAAAGGCTTGTCGAACAAATCATTTTTGAAAATCTGTCAATGGCTTGAAAAAGAGCCGGGGGCGTATAAAATTGAAACGGCATGACAATTGAAGAATTTGAAACCGCAGCATTTGGAAAGGACACTAAAATCCTGTTTAAAGGTATTGAGCATAACCTTTTAGCGGTGGATTTTGACGCGCAATTATTGGAGATTACTACGGAAAACCCTAAATTTTACATAACCGATTACGACAGAATTTCCGCATTTGTTAGCGATTGCGAAATTGTAAAACCTAAATAGGATGAAGGGCTGGACAACATCTGCAATGCAGGCGAAGCAAAACGGAGAAAAACCGCCAAAGTCAAAAGCCAACCCTGAATACAAAATACAGGCTGCCTTTGTGCGGAAAATGGCAGAGCGTTACCCTGAAATAATGGTTTTTTCTGACACGGCTGCGCATATCAAAAAGACAATGATTCAACAGCAACGCGCAAACGCGCTATCAACGCCGGGGGAGAAGTGGCCCGATGTGTTCATTGCCCAGCCTTCGGGCGAATACGCGGGGATGTACCTGGAATTTAAGGCAGACAGCCCGTACAAAAAAGACGGGGTAACGCTGTTGAAAAACGAACACATCGAGGCGCAGGCAGCAACCATGCAACGACTACGCGAACGCGGGTACTTTGTGCCGGATTTTGTTTGGTCGGCTGAAATGGCGATGACGCATATAAACTGGTATTTGAACCTATGACACCCGAACAAAAAGAAATCCTGCAATTGCTCCACCAAAACGGCGGAACGCTGACGAAAAAACAGGTTGTTGATTCGTTGGACTGCTACTACCATAACGGGGCAAAGCACATAGGCGACAGGCTTAGCCGCATGGTTAATGCCGGAATGTTGAAGCGGGTAAAGCCGGGGGTGTTTGAGGCTGGCAGCGGGAAAAGGGCGGGGCCTGTTGAGCCGGTGAATGAAAATCAGACAATGCTTTTTTGAATGACCGAACAATCCACAGTCGAACTAATCACAAAAGCCGTTGCATGGTATCGCACCCTGAAAACGGACTTTAACGACGTGGATTTGTTGTTGCGCACACAGCGAGAATTTGCCGCCCGATTGTACGACTTTGCCGGGGAAGTAGGCGCGCTCTACAAACAGCGCAACCGCACTGAATTTCAGCGCAAGGCTGCATTTGCAAGGGAAAGGCAGGCAAGGATAGCGGGGGCGGGCAGCGTGGCAAAAGCGGAAAGTGAGGCGTTGGTTGAGGTTGAGGCGCTATTGAACGACGAACAACAGGCAGACAGCGAATACAGGGCGGCATACCTGCTTTTGGAACACGGGCGCGATGTTCTTTCAAGTATGGTACAACATCTTTCGCACTTGAAACAAGAAAAGCGGGCCGAAACCTACGGGCAGGGGTCGCAATCAACATAAATGGAATTTTATTCAAATCCACCAATCGTTTCCTGCGATGTCTGCCAATATCAGTACATCCCGGCAAAGAGCAAACGCGAACTGCGCTGCCCTAACTGTGCGCATATTGAAAAGCATGGGGAGTCAATATTTGCCACGAAAAAGCGAAAGCAAAGGGAACAGCGCATGAAGTGGCAAAAAAAGGCGGTGGAAAAACAAAGGCTGAATCCGCCGCCGCCGCGCCAAAAAATAGCGGCCATGTCTAAGAAGGGCAAAATAGCGGCGAGAAAGGTATCTGAAATGAAGGCAGACGCAAAGACCGGGGCGGCAGACGGCGATTATGTACAGTGCAAAGGATGCAAACGACATTTCCAGACAATAGATGCCAGCCACAAAGTGCCGCTATCTCAAAGCCTTGCACTGGCGGCAAACCCCGAAAACATCACGCTTCTTTGCCGCGATTGTCATTTGAAATGGGAAAACGGGACAGTGCCGAAACTCATTGAACTGGATTGCTTTGTGGATGATATGCGATACCTGTTCGACGTAGACCCGGAACGGTTCTGGAAAATATTTTACAGGTGTCTGGATGAATACGAAAAAAACCCAACGCCGAAATTGGAGCGTGTTGTTTCAAAACTTGAATTGTTTGAAAAACATTGAATAAAATGAGAGAAAGAAGGCATATGTGTACCAATATTGAAGGACTGCTCCGAAATATGAAGGGCAAGAAAATAAACTTCATAACCGGCGATGATGGCAAAACTTTGTCTGACAAAGAGGCAAGGAAGGCAATCGCCGAATTACAGGCGAAGGGCCACAAATTGATTCCTTCCGGCGATTGCGAGGGATTTGACCCGTTTGGAGGCGGATGTCCTGGGCATCAGATACCGGACGAAGCCAAAATTCCGGCCTGAAATTTGCCCCTCAAAACCATGCTAATCGCGTTCGCACTTCTACTCTTTGCCTCAATCGGCATTTCCATTTTCGGCACAAAATCAGGCCGGGCAATGGAAGAAATTTTGGAAAAAGAGCGGGAAACCCAAAAAAACAAATAGTTTTGCAGCATGGGAACGCCTGAACACGAATTAGAAAAAATGTATGCGCTGCTTAAGGCGATAAACAAGGCGCTCGGCGCGCTGCAAGTTAGACACAACGACGCAATGCGTTTTCTCCATAAACTGCACGACAGGGCAACCGGAAACGACCCCTTGCAAGAGGGCTATCAAACCCGGTTGGACGCGGATATTTTGGAAGAAATTGAAACCATTTTGAGCCTGACGAATGACAACGAAGAAACACGACCCGATTGAAACCGTAAAAGCGCAACTACGCCGCACAAAATTGGTTGGTATGAATTGCAACATAACCATACTACAAACATTCGACCTAAGAACGCCTGACGGCGAATACGTCTGTTTGGTTCGTGTGAAAAAGGGCGAGATATTTACCGGCACAGCCCAATCAAGCGGGCGGGTGCTTTTTCACGTTACAGACACCGGCGGGACGATTCACCCGGTATCGCTTGAAGCGAATGACCCGAACGTGAAAATTGAAATGTTCAAAAATCAAACGAGCGTTTAAATATGAAAAACTCACATTTTATCATCGGTGACGAAAACGAACGCGACAGCGAGTAATGAGCGACGTTAGAACTGTTAAACTTAAATTCTCCCAACTTGAGTTCCTGGACGACAATCCACGAACGATAAAAGAGCCGAGGTTTAAAATCCTTTCGGAAAGGATAAAAGCAGACCCGACGTTTTTCGATAACCGCCCGTGCCTGGTTAACTTCATTGACGGCAGGTATATTTGCTACGCCGGGTTTCAACGCGCACACGCGGCGGCAAAGGTGCTAAAGTGGAAAGAAATACCGTGCAGCGTAGAAAACGACGTGCCGATGGATTTGATGCGCCGCAGGGCGATTTACGACAACACACACGACGGCGAATGGAACAGCGAGGTTCTTAGTAGTTGGGAATACGAGGTTGAGGAATACCGGGATATGGGTGTGCCGGAATACGTGTTCGGGGGTTCAGGCGTTGGATTGACAGACGAGGAAATGAGCGATTTTTTTTCAAATGATACAACCAACGGAGAACAAATGCAAACCGGAAAAATTGTTTTGGAATACACTTTGGACGAGGTCGAAACCGTAAAATCTGCCTTGCTAAAAATTGAAAAAACACCAGAACAGGCGGTTTGGAAATTGCTGAATTTATGAATATTTTTTTGGCTGGTACTTATACGAGACCGTATGTTTTTACGGGAGAAAAGACAACAAACATGAAGATTTATTTAGCGGGAGAACATGAGGTTAAAAACGGCTCATTAGCAGATTGGGGTGGAATTGACATTTTGGAATCGTTTATTTATGCCAGAGACAATAAATATTTCATGCCTTTAATGCGACACAATGACGTAAATTTGATTTTAGATTCCGGGGCGTTTACGTTTATGTCCAATAAAGACATGAAACTAAATTGGGAAAAATATGTGGGCGAGTATTGCGAGTTTGTTTTAACGTATGGGATAAAGTTGTTTTTTGAATTAGATATTGATGTCGTGACAGGCATAAAACACGTTGAGCGATTGAGAAAAATAATTGAGCAAAAAACCGGGATTCAACCTATCCCAGTTTGGCACAAATCGCGCGGCCTTGATTACTGGAAAGGAATGGTAAAAGATTACAAATATGTTGCCATTGGCGGTATCGTGACAAAAGAAATAAAACGGACGGAACACCGGATTTTTACAAATCTGATTAATATTGCAAAAGAGCATGGCGCGAAAGTTCACGGGCTTGGCTACACGAATTTACAGGGTTTAAAAAAATACAAGTTTGATTCCGTAGATTCAACGTCGTGGCTTTATGGAAACCGAAGCGGAACAGTTTACAAGTTCAACGGCGAAACGATTATTCAAATTGATAAGCCAGCAGGGACACGATTAAACGCCAGAGCCGTAGCAATTAACAATTTCAAAGAGTGGGTTAAATTCCAGCAATATGCAAAACGGAATCTCTAAATGTTTGGTTCTTTTGTCGGGTGGACAGGATTCAACGACCTGCCTATATTGGGCAAAAACAAAATTCGACCAAGTAGCGGCGATTGGGTTCGACTACGGCCAAAAGCACATCGTCGAACTGACGCAGGCGGCTAAAATCGCTGAAATGGCGGGTGTTTCATTTTCAGTGATAAATATTCAGGGTATTTTATCCGGGTCGTCGTTGACCGACCACAACAAAGACCATAACGATAAACACCACATAAATCAAGACCTACCCAATTCATTTACAGCCGGTCGGAACGCCTTGTTTTTGACGCTCGCAGCAGCGAAAGGATATGAACAGGGAATTAGCGACATAGTTACCGGAACCTGCCAAACTGACTTTTCCGGGTATCCCGATTGCCGCCGCCGCTTTATTGATGCGCAGCAGTTGGCCGTCTCCCTGGCGCTGGACACCGATATTCGCATCCATACCCCGTTAATGTACCTGACAAAAGCCGAAACGTGGAAAATGGCAAAAGACTTGGGATGTTTGGAAATTGTGATTGATTATTCAATGACAGATTACAACGGCTCAAAAACCAAAAACGAATGGGGGTTTGGAGATATTGACAACCCGGCAACGGCGCTGCGGGCGAAGGGATATTTTGAAGCAAAGCAAAACGCCTGGATATGATTACGGCGACGCGGTATCACGACATTTCTTGCGGGCATCGGGTATTCGGACACGAAAACAAGTGTGCGCACCTGCACGGCCACAACTACCGATTTTATTTTACAATTTCGGCGGGTAGCCTTGACGCGGTGGGAAGGGTTTTAGATTTTTCGGTTATCAAATCCGGGCTGTGTCAATGGCTGGAAGATAATTACGACCACAAATTTTTGCTTTGGGAGAACGACCCGATGGCTGAAGCATTAAAAGAGTTAGACCCGGATGGCGTTGTTTTTGTGCCATACAATCCGACAGCCGAAAATATCGCAAAGCACATGGTTGAAGTGATTGCGGTGGAAGCCCTGAAAGGCACAGGGTGCAGATTGATAAAATGTTCTATTGACGAAACCCGTAAATGCTCCGCAGCGTATGAAATTGAAAGTATCTGAAATATTTTACAGTTTGCAGGGAGAAGGTGCACGGGCGGGAACACCTACCGTTTTTATCCGCTTACAGGGATGCAAGACAAAAAACGCTTGCTTCGCTATGGGGATAAAGTGCGACACAGAATTTGAAAGTGGCAAAGAAATGGAAGTTGTTGAAATTCTCCAGTGGATGCAGCACAATGCGGCAGGTTGCAAGGAAATCACGTGGACGGGCGGGGAGCCGCTCGATCAATTAAAAAGCGAGCATACGGCGTTTTTTAAAGCGCAGGGCTATTTTCAGGCGTTAGAAACATCAGGACTTGTTGCCCCACCTGCCGGGTTTGATTTTATTTGCGTATCCCCAAAAGTTGCGGAACACGTTGTTAAAAAGAATTTCCAGAACGGCGTTACTGAATTGCGCTATGTGCGGCACTTTGGGCAAAACATACCTGAACCGGCGATTACTGCGGAACACTATTGGATAAGTCCACATTCGGACGGAAACGCCATAAATGACAAAAACTTAAAACATTGCATTGAATTATGTTTACAGCACCCAAAATGGAAGTTGAGCGTTCAGCAGCACAAGGTGTGGAGCGTTTTATAAGTTGGCAGGAAATACAGGCGGCGGTATCGGGTTGGGATAAAAACCTGAAATACTACGGAGTGCCGAGGGGTGGGCAATATATCGCGGCGCTCGTTAATCCGGTTGATACGCCAGAGGAGGCAGACGTTATTTGTGACGACCTTATTGATACGGGCAGCACCCTAAATAAGTGGAAAGAAAGATTCCCGAACAAAGAGTTTCGGGCGCTGTTCGATAAAAGAACCGAGCCGTTGGGGTGGCTTCGCTTTCCGTGGGAACACACAGGGGAGCAGGAGTTAGAGGAAAATGTTTTGCGGGTGATTCAGTATTTTGACGATGCGAATAGACAAGGATTGAAAGATACTCCAAAGCGGTATATCAAGTTTTTGAGCGAGTTTTTAACGCCGCATGAATTTGATTTTACGACGTTTGATAGCGAGGGAATGGATGAAATGGTTATCCAAACAAATATCCCGTTCTACTCGCTTTGCGAACATCACTTAGCGCCATTTTTTGGGGTTGCGCATATTGCATACATCCCGAATGGTAAAATAGTTGGATTGAGCAAGTTGGCGCGAACGGTTGATTTATATGCAAGGCGTTTTCAAAATCAGGAGCGAATTACGCAGCAGGTGGCAGAGCGGATAAATAAAGAACTTTCTCCGATGGGTGTTGCGGTTGTTTTGACAGCGCAGCACCTTTGTATGGCGATGCGAGGTGTAAAAAAGCATGATACATGGACAACGACCAGCAAAATGATTGGCTCATTCAAAGAAGATTTAAATTGCCGACAGGAGTTTTTAAACCTATTAAAATCGGCATAAAATCGGCATAAAATGCCCAAAGGCGAACACTTAAAAGAAAAGCAGGTAGGGGTAAAAACCCGTTTCAGCGAAGACAGGCAGCCGGACAAATACCGGCAGCCCGATACCAT